AACCTAGCGTCAGTAGTGGGCGGAGAGAAAACGGTATCCCCTACTGACAAGAAGTAAGCACCGTCGGGTTTTGCTCGGCAATCAGCCTTCGCGAGATACCGGCTGGGGATTAAAACAAAGAGAAAGCCGGAGGCAGCGATGCTTCCGGTTTTTGTTTTATAAAAAATATTTCTTAATTTTTGTCATATTAAGATTGCAACAATATTTCAAAAATAGGAGGAAGAACAATGAAAACATTGATTGAAAAATTTACAGAGACAGTACGTCTGACTGCGACAAATTTTTGTCTTACAGATGGACTTAACAGAGATGGTATTGATAGTATTTCTTTTACACAGCATAAACGGGGACTGGCAAGATATATTTACGGCAAATCATGTTGTCTAGGAGGTTTAACGAAAAGCTCAAATCCTAAATTATATGCTATTGCTACTGATGAAATAGTGTATATTATTAATCTTGAATCTTTTGGTTTGGATGCAGTTAAAGATAAGGAAAAGCTTCCAATGAATACAATCACTTTGGAGGATCACAGAAGGACATGGATAAAAAGACAGGAAACTCTTTTAGATGGATATATGCTGGACCTGCGAGCAAATCAGCAAGGAGTTGAAATATCTGAAAGCCAATTGAAAAAATGTAAAGACCTTTCCAGGCATTACTTGTTATATAAGGAGCTGCCAGAAGACAAATTGTTAAATCCACTGGGATTCTTCGCTACATATAAGGATTGCGAAAACCACTTATGCGGTTATATTGATTTGGAAAAAGAAACGATAAAAAGATTAGAGGATACTTCTAGTGTCTTATGCTTCAAAATAATATGTGATATCTTGATTCAAATGTGTATGAAAGCGCATATTGGTGTAGAACCATGGGAGATGGCTTTATCTGGTGCTTTAAAAAAAGAGATGAGAAGTGTAGAAGTTTTCTTGGAGAGTGGCGGTAAAACAGTAAAAAGTTATATGCCGGTATTGTTCCTGTTGGAAAAATTGGATAAGAAAGAAGATTTCGATATCTTAGATTTTTTATCTGCCCCAAAAGGTAAAGATAAATTTTCTAAACTTCCGCTTACTGATATGAACGGTTTATCTGTTATAGATGGGTTATCATGCAAAGATATTGTTAAGGTATCCTATCGAGGAAAGACGATTTATGAAAAGCCAGAAGAACGATGTCGCTGCTGGACAAGAGGTTAATCTGGCATACTATCAGATTGTTTCAGTCTTTAAAGAAAAAGTAAAAGATCAGTTCATCTGGTCTTTTTTTATGGAATCGAATTCTTTTTTGAAATCGTATAGTGCCTATCTTATCATATTAGAAGCGTAACGAAATTTCAAAATAGGAGGAATAAAAATGAAGACATTGATTGAACAATTTGTAACGCAGGTGTTAAGTTCTACAGAAAATTTTACCCTGACAGATGAAATACACAATATAACTTGTACTCAGTTTAAAAGAGGGCAAGCTATATTTGTCTATGGAAATGTTTCTGGTTCTTATGAATTAAATTTAAATATATCTGCTGAGAAAGTAACTCTACGCTTATATGCTATCGTTAGAGAAGGGCAAATTTATTTTTATGATTTAAATTGTTTTGGAATCTATGCAGGAGAAGATAAGCAGAAACTTCCAAAAGATTGTATGACTTTGAAAGAGTATCAAGAATTGTGGAAAGAACGTCAAAGACAGCTTATAAAAGAATATCAAGAAGAATTTTTGGAAGGAAAACTTTTAAGGGAAAAGATTCAAGATATTCAGCTATCTGAAAAATCATCGAACAAATGCAAATGTGATGCTCGGCGGCATCTGTTACATAAGACATTTCCCGATGACCTTGCTATCTCTACAGATATTTCTATTAGCAAGCAGGATTGTGTTGATCATTTATGTGGATTTATTAATCTGAAAGAAAAAATCAAACAAAAACTGATAGATGAGAATAATGATTTGTCATTAAGATTAGCGAAAAATCTTGTTGTAAAAGACTATATGGAAAAACATATAAACGTGGAACCATGGGAGTTAGAATTGGTTGAAAATCTAAAAGATTCGATGAAAAGCGTAAAGCTTACTTTTGAGTGTAATGGAAGGACAGTAGAAGGGCGTGTTCTTGTTGCGTCTTTGCTACTAAATTTAAACTGCGGATATGATTTCGATCTCTATGATTTTACAAGTATTTCAGAGGGGAAAAAGGTATTTTCTAAATTAAAGACTTTTTGTTTACCAGGAATGTCTAAGCTGTTTTGCAAAGATATTGTCCTGATAACTTACAATGGGAAAACTCTTTACAAAAGAGCAAAAAAATAAAGGAGAATATATATGAGTTATCATTTTAAAGATTCAGGATATCCTGGAGAAGATTATCTTATCGTAACAAAAAAAGGAAAAGAGGAAGGAAACCTTCCTGACGGCATTATCCTACTTGGAGGATTAATGTATTGCGATATGGATTTTCGAAACTGGATAAGAGAAGCGGAGCAAAATGGATATTACGTTTATCCGGCAAAACATTGCAATGATGAACATGAAGTTACTCATATTTCAGAGTTCGGTTTTGTAAACCGCTTTGGTTTTTTCATAACAAAAGAACCATTGTTTGTACATAGTCATGAGGATATCATGATCGGACAAGGCTGGTTTGTCAGGAAACATACTACTGATTTTATGGAAGCCTTACAGACTTTAGACGATAAGGAGAAAGCAGATGGAAGATAGAGAAAGTAAAGTGCAATCATTAGATGAATATTTAGGAGAAAGAGGACTTTCGTTTCCTGTATCCGATTTTATGTTGGACAAAACCCGCATCCCTCACGGTCTGACCAGCAGAGCGGAAAAAAGGATGCATAGAGAAGCAGATATTGCGAGAAATGATTATTCAAAAAGGCGCATAGCCGCAATTAATGAGTACAATGCTAAAGTTAAAAATGGGGAGATTAGGAAGCCAAATATAATTGAAACATCCCTTAAAACAGCTCATGGACATGAGGACAATCCTTCGGTTCAGGCGGCAAGGCGCATGTTGAAAAAAAGAGGAATTGACTGGAAAACGGGTAAAAAACTAAAAACATTAGAAGATGATTCTGCAAAATAACTATAGGAGTATTTATTATGAAAAAATTTCTCGATCGGCTAAAGGATAAGGGTTATAAAATTTCTGGAAGTAAAGCTTTTTTGCTTGGCGTAGAATTTACTATTTGCAGCGGATATATCCATACAGCAATAGGAAGACAGAAATCATATTGGCTCAAATTAAAGTAAAAAAATAAATTGGAGGTCAGAATGAAATACAAAGTATATGGAAATTATGTGTTCTCAAAATTTCTTGGTGAGGTTGAAGCATCCTCACAAGAGGAAGCTATAGAGAAGGCATTAGATGATACACCAGAAAATGCTTGGCTGTGCGTTCAGTGTGCAGGTGAATTTGAAGATGCAGGGGAATTGGATGAAAATTCCATTGTTGCCGAAGAAATTAGATAACAAGCAAGAAGCTTTCTTTGTAACACAGTAAAATCAAATACAATCAATGTAAGAAAAAAGATCGGTTTAACCGGTCTTTTTTCTTGCACGTATTTTTTCATATTATAAGGGGAATCGAACGCTCGAAATAATATAGGAGTAACGGGTTTGCTGCAGCACAAAATCTGTATTTTACTCTTATGGATCAGTGGAGGAGGATGATATTCAAGATGTTTTATCGAGAGTCATACAACAATTTGTGGTATGAAAAGAATCCACAAATAATAGAGATATTTGATCACTTGTTAGGAACTTTAGTAGGTGATATAGTAAATAGAATTACAGTGTCATTTATTGCAGAAAAAACGGGAATGCAATATGAAATGGCAAAACAAATTGTAATTTATTATAGGGATGTAGGAATATTAAAAGAAAGATATGTTGTATTGTGTCCAAAACGCGGGGACATATTGTTTATTTCTGATAAAGAAGATTTGCTAGAAAAAATACAAAAAAAACCAATATGTTTTGAGTGTGAAGATAATGATTATGGACAAATTAGTATGTCCAATGTTTTTTTAGTGTATGAAAGAGTGAAAAAATCGACAACGAGTCAAGAGGAAGTTAATGAAACTCTAATAAAATTTGGAGATATTTTACGAGTAAAAAAGGATGATTCTTTTTTTTGATAAGGCTGATTCACTGCAAAGTAATACGGAAGAACTATATGAGCTGTATTACAGCCCTAGTGAGTCAGCATATGCAAATTTTGCAGATTTAACAACTAAATTTTTCTTATAAAAATGTTTCTCTTCTAAAAAATGATATATATGAAATATCTGTTTTAAGGATGAGGGTAGTTTTATAAGAAAAACAAGGATTCTCTTAACCTCTAAATGAAATGTAGGTAGTGAGATGAATTGTATAGTTAACCTAGCGTCAGTAGTGGGCGGAGAAAAAACGGTATCCCCTACTGACAAAAAGTAAGCACCGCCGGGGTTTGCTCGGCAATCAGCCTTCGCAAAGATACCGGCTGGGGATTAAAACAAGAAAAAAATTAGACTTTGATTATGGAAAGAATACCACAGCAAAGGGAAATGCTCTTGAGAAAAAAGATCGGTTTAACCGGTCTTTTTTTCTTGCACGTATTTTTTCATATTATAAGGGAAATCGAACGCTCGAAATAATATAGGAGTAACGGGTTTGCTGCAGCACAAAATCTGGATTTTACTCTTATGGATCAAATGATTGCAATAAATAAAATTTATAATGAAGATTGTTTGGATGGAATGCAGAAAATAGATGATAAATCCATCGACCTTATCTGCACTGACCTTCCTTACGGCCAAACAGCAAGAAATAAGTGGGACTCTGTAATTCCATTTGAGCCACTATGGGAACAGTATGAACGTATCATTAAAGATAATGGGGCAATTATTCTGTTTGGCAATGGAATGTTCACTGCAGATCTTATGCAAAGTAACCGAAAGCTCTGGCGGTATAACATTATATGGGAAAAAACACAGCCTAGTGGACACCTTAATGCAAATAAGATGCCGCTCCGGAAACATGAAGATATCTGTGTTTTTTATAAAAAATTACCTACATATAATCCGCAAAAAACAAGCGGACATCCAAGAAAAGTAAGTAAAACAGAACATAAACGCAATAGCAAAAAATCAACGGATTACAGAGAGTATGACTTTGTATCCTATGACAGCACAGAGCGGTATCCTACATCTATCTGGAAGTTTCCAAAGGATACCCAAAAATCTGCGCTACATCCAACGCAAAAGCCCGTGGCACTCATTGAAGAAATCATCAAAACGTATACAAATCCTGGTGATTTAGTATTAGATTCTGCCGCTGGCAGTTGTACAACAGCTGTAGCAGCAATAAATACGGGACGAAATTATATCTGTTTTGAAAAAGATAAAGAATTTTACGAAATTGGATGTAAAAGAGTTTAACAACTAATTTTTTCTTATCAGGACCGTCTAAGGATGACGGCGAAAAGTTTACAAAAATTCTTTTTCTTTGCAATTTGACATAATAAAGATGCGGGCAGGAATTTTCCTCACTGTTTTGATAAAATACAATTGTCTAAAAATCATGTGTGGTTCTGTCAGAGCCACGGGATACATCTCCTAAAAATCTGACAATTACTCCTGCCCCAACAGCCTTAGCTTATAGCTAAGGCTGTTTTTGCATGGAATTCGATTCTTTTTTTGAAAAAATTATCAAGCTTTAAGCAGAAAACCGCAGTCAACTTCAGTTGCCTGCGGATGAATGCGCTTTTACTTTTTCCTCTGCTTACGATAATTAGAACTATGCAAAAAGTCTGATTAAACAAACAATTCTCATTTAGAAGAGTTATCGCTGTTTAGACAGCGGTAACTTTTTTCTTTTATTCAGGCATATTAGATTGGTAAAATAATTTTCAAAAGAGGGAGGAAATTGGAATGAAATTATGGACGGTACAGCCGGTTGAGGCAATCAATATCATTGAAAAAACAGGTGCATTCACCTGTGACGAGACTAAATCAGATAAAGATTTCAGAAAAGCATACGAGTGGATAGCAAAAGAGATGAATAAAAGGCAAATTACTCATCCAAAAGATTTGACATTGCCGCTCTGGGCTTGGCATACAAGAGACTGGAAGCATAAAAAACCAGATCTTAGAAATATCGGACTTGGTACACCGGGCGAAAAATCTGTATGTATTGAGTTTGAGATTGATGATTTGCAAGTTTTGTTATCCGACTTTTTCGCCTGGCATTCTGTTTTAAATGGTGGTTTTTATAACGACAGTCATACAGAGGCTGAGTGGAACGAAAAAGATGCATGGTATGAAGCACTATCAGGCAAGCAAAAGGGAATTGAAACCTTAAAAAGCTGGCAGAAAGTATTTGATGTAAATGCTTTTGAAAATGAATTTTGTCAAAATGGACGTTATATACAGGCGACATTTTGGAAACTTACAAAAGAAATGATAACAGATGTGCGCTATTTCACCGCTAGATAACAGGAGGGATCATGAACGATAAATAGAAATGTATAAAAAATTTATTTGCTACTCTAATGGTCACGAAAATCTGGTGCTTTATCTGGATAATATTGGAAATCTTGATTGACGGGTACACAATAATTCATTTCTTAAAAAGACTGCTTGTAAAAGTAGTCTTTTTTTATTTAACAGCTAAATTTTTCTTATAAAAATGTCCTTTTCTAAAAAGAGGTAAGCACCGCGGGGAGGAAACATTGGCATTCAGTCTCCGTCAATACCGGTTGGGGATTAAAACAAGAAATATGTTTTTTAGCCTATAAGTTTTTCTTCATACTCATCCATATTATCTACGAAACCAATTTTCAAAACAGGAGGAAAACAACATGACAAGAGGTTATTTTGTGTTAGAAATGAAAGGGCTTTTACATGCAGCAGCATTGATGTCTGATGCATATTTGGAAGGCTATGGGAAAGAAATCATTGAAGCTTTCTTAAACAACAATGAGGAAAGATTGTTAGATACCTTACGAGCGAAAATGAACGAAAAAGACAGGACAGAGATGGATAGATATATCTGTCCTGAATGGTATCGTATTACAAAGAAATCCGAGGCTAAGGATTATATTGCTGAATATGGATATGTTATTTCGGCTGAGAAATTAAAAATCTATAATAATGGCAAATTGTTGATTACAATGGACAAGATAACTGCCAAAGAATGGCTTTATCTTATTGACCATAGCGATAAAGTAGATGCCTGTTATTTTTATTCAGATGAAAAGCTGCATAGTGATTATAGCAACGACCGAAAAATTTATCGTGTGTTTGAGAATGCCTTTGCTAATGGTGTAAAAGCATCTCAGTTTGATCTTATACCTAAAAAATACAGCGATATTAGTTTAAGTGATGACCATTGTGTTGATTGCTGGCATCGAATAGACAGCCCATCCTATGAGAAATTCTTATCCTTTAAAAAAATTCCGGGTCGTATCAAGTTCATTGTCTCTAAAGAATATACTGGCTGGCGGGCACATATACAGTTGCCGTATATAAGAATACCTATCTTAACACCAGGACGTTCAGAAAGAACTGTCATGAATATGCTACGGGAACATATTAGGCGATTTACAGATGAATATATGGATTTTTTGAGATTAAGTAATTTATATAACGAAATTTACAAGGAAATACGCACAGGAGTAGTTACAAAAAAGGAAGATATATTTTTCATTAACGGAAAAACCATAACAGAATATATGGATAGGATATCAGATTATGCTGCTGATAAAAGCTGGTTTTTACAGGGGAAGGATTTTTCATTATCAGCTATTAAAGAGAATCTATACCATAGTTGGAATCGAATTGTTCAGAAAAATTGAGCTAAACGATTGTCATAAAGAACAGGGGGTTTACCCTCTGTTTTTTTATAAAAATTTTTTTAATTCAAATCATTCAAATTAATTGTGCAGGAAGCAACGAAAAGAAAGGCGGTGTCATTATGAAAAAGTTTTTAACAAGAAAAAACAAGGATTCTCCTAACCTCTAAATGAAATGTAGGTAGTGAGATGAATTGTAGAGTTAACATAGCGGCAGTAGTGAGCGGAGATATCGGTATCTCCTACTGCCAAGAGGTAAGCACCGCCGGGAGGAAACACCGGCATTCAGTCTCCGTCAATACCGGCTGGGGATTAAAACAAGCCCTTACAAGAAATGGTAGGTGATTTAGATGAAAAGATTAATGACATGGGTATTGTGTACAATGATGTGCTTTAGCACAGCGATAACTTCAATTACGCCTGTTACTGTTTTAGCCAAGTGCGCTCACAAGCATACCCAATGGGTAAAATTAGTCAACACTACATGCACTAAAGATGGAAAGACTGTATATGTGTGTAATGATTGTAATAAAACATTAAAAGTGGTAAAAACACGTCATTATGGACATAAATTTGTGAACTACTATGTAGCTCCTACCTGTAAAAAAGGAGGAGCAAGCGGACAATACTGTAAACGTTGTAGAAAAAGAACTATAACAAAATCTTACCCAGCAAAAGGTCATAATTGCAAAATTCAGACTTCTCCTGCTACGTGTACAAATCCTAAAATTGAAATTAAGACGTGTATTCGCTGCGGTGCTAAGTGGGGTTCTACTAAAGGAAAAGCTTTAGGACACAAGTGGCGTAAGTGGACAGTTGACCCGGTATCATTGTTAAGGGGGCACAAAGCTAGACTAATAAGGACGTGTAGTCGATGTGGTAAGAAAGATTATAGATACAAGTAGAGTTGGAGAGGAGAGATTATTATGAAGAAGTTAGTAGTAGCTGTACTGTGTGCTTTGATGGTCTTTAGTTCGGCAGTATCTGTTGCTCCTACAACAGCTTTAGCCAAGTCCAAATGTTCCCACAAAAAGACTAAGTGGGTAACTTTAGTTAAAGCTGATTGTACACAAGAAGGTAAACGAGCTAAAATGTGCACTAATTGTGGAAAAACTTTAAAGACTGTGAAAGTTAAAAAAACTTCCCACAACCTTAGAAGACAGGTGCGTAAAAAGCCAACCTGCTCTTCCCCAGGCGAAGTAGCTTGGTATTGTACTAATCCAGACTGTATCTACGGTTACAGAAAATACTACAAAACTAAACAAATCAGACCATTAAATCATAAATGGAAATCTAAGACTTATGCAGCTACATGCACAACGCCAAAGGTTGAAATCTCTATTTGTAGTAGGTGTCATGCACAGGATTCTTTCGTTCAAGGAAAGGCTTTAGGACACAAATGGAGTAAATGGAAGCTAAGTGCAACAAGTATGGTAAAAAAGAAACCTAAGAAAACAAGAGTGTGCAGTAGGTGTCACAAAAAAGAAACGGTTTACATTAAATAGTAAATTAGGGCATTGGGGTGCTATGGACCCTTTGCTCTTTAGCAAAGAGATCCTAATAAATCTTTAGCAAAGTTGTAACTACGTTGAAGCTGAATTGGGGACTAAAAAGGAAAGGAGGAAATCACTATGAAGAAATTAGCGACATTAGTATTGTGTGCACTGATGCTATTTAGCGCAGTGATGCCAGTAACCACTTTAGCAAAGACTAAAAAGTGCACTCATAAAAATACTACCTGGGTAACAACTTCTAAAGCTACATGTACAGCTACAGGAATAAAAGTAAAGAAGTGTAAGAACTGCGGAAAAATCTTAAAGACAAAAAAGATTGCTAAAACAGCACACACTTACAAAAGTAAAACTTTTACTAAAGCTACATGTACAACCCCTAAAATTGTCGTTAAATTTTGCACAAAATGCAAAAAACAGCTAGCTTTCGAAAAGGTTGGAAAACCGCTTGGACATTACTGGCACTCATGGAAGAAAAATCCCATTACAGGAAAAGTAAGTAGGGGTTGCTATCATTGCAAAGTACGGCAGTATAAGTAAATCACTAGAGATTAAAAAGGAGGAAATCACTATGAAGAAATTAGCTACATTAGTATTGTGTGCATTAATGCTCTTTAGCACAGTGATGCCAACAACCACTTTAGCAAAGACAACTAAGTGCACACATCCAAAAGAAGTTGTAAAAGTAGTGAAAAAAGCCACTTGTACTAAAGATGGTAAAGTAACCTACACGTGTAAAAAGTGTGGTAAGCTACTTCAGACTTCTAAGGTGAAAAAGCTAGGTCACAAATGGAGTGATTGGAAAATTACTTCAAAGGCGAAAAACAAAATGGTTAACATCAGAAGAAGCTGCAAACGGTGTAAGAAAGTGCAGAAGCAGACTTGCCCAGACGTTGGATACTGGGGATGGTATTAAGCAATAAGATGGTATTAATTAAATAAAATTCTAGTAAAAGAACTAACAAAGGAACTCTAGAGGTTAACCAAGAAAAGGTAGGTTTCAACACCTACCTTTTCTTTTCTATTCGCACACTTCTCCAAGTTGGCAATAGTTTGGTGCATTGACAACTTTTAGCCAAGAGGCTCATAGACATAAGAAAAGCTCTGGTATATACCGGAGCTTTTTTTATGGAAAAAAGGTAGCAAAGTTTTTCTTCGTTCCTTTCCATATTAAAATCGTAAATAAATTTTCAAAATAAGGAGGAACAAGAAAATGAAAACAAAGTATTACAAAATCAGAAAAGAAAAAATAACCAAGAAGTCTTATGAACCAAGAAGCAGCATTTTATGTATGCAGGAGGTGTGAAAATGGGAGCCTGTTATAGCGTAAATCTCAATATCACCCTTAGAAATGAAACCGCAGCCATAAAAGCAATGCAGGAATATATCAAAAAAGAGCAATTCCATATAAATTTTGGTTTAGAAGACAACAGGAAACGTGGTATCGGCATCGGTACTTTTGCTGACCTGTTACAAATCTTTTTCTCATCCTGTAACGGACCTGTCAATGATGTTTTGAGGGAAGACGATCATATCGTTTATGATTCTGACTTTGATGCTTCTTACAGCTGGGAATCTGTCATGACAGAGATATTTGACTGTATTGCTCCATTTTTAGAAGATGAGTCTTCGTTAGGTATCTATCCAGATAATGAAAAGATACAACTTGTCGTTAAAAATGGAATTGTTTTAGAAGTATAAAAGGAGAAAAATATCATGTTTACAAAAAACAAAGTCTTTGCTTATGAAAACAGTGATGGTGATAAAGGTATCATTATTGCAAGATCTATTAATGAAGCCGAAAAAATCTTCCATGAAAAATATCCAGAACGCAAGATTGTTGATAACTACTATGACTATTGTCAGAACGGAGCGTATTTGTTTGAGATGGACAAAGTGGACAACAATAAATTATATTGTTGTTTTCCATGGTAATGATATTTACAAGACAAGAATGGAGAGAATCATCATGATTACAAAAAAAACCATAAAAAATGGATTTGAAAAGGGAGTTATTTCCATTGAGGATGACTATGCAGGTTGTTTAGGAGCTTGCTGTAGGATAGGAGATAATGCTTTCTATTTTATTGATGCAGAGGATGCTTATTTAACAAAGGAAGAATATTGGAAGTCATATACATTGAATATGACAATAAATATGATTTTTAATGTTCTCAAAAATGTTGAGGCAGCAGAAGAAAATGGAATTGACTATGCTGAACTGGCATACTACGAGGCTGTTTTAACAACTAATTTTTTCTTATAATATGGAGTAACTTAGCAGCAGTAGCGAACGGAGATATCAGTATTGTCTACTATTAAGAGGTTAAGCATCGCCGGAAAAGTCCCGGCATTCAGCCTCCGTAATGAGGCTGGGGATTAAAACAGCCGAATAAAGCAATAATTTTTATATTGAATCAATAGATTCATTAAAAATGGAGGATAAATATGAGTATTACAGTAAGAGAATGGATTGAGAAATTCAATAATGGAGAGTTTGATAGTAAAGATATTAAAACTCAATGTGTAGCGGGATGGATTGATTGGCATTGTGCGGAAGAAGAGCTACCCGGAAGGTTAAAAGCGATGGGAAACATTATAAAAAATATAAAAGATGATTACATTCTAGATAATTTTAAAGTAGATTTTAAGAATAATTGTCCTGTTTATTCCCCGTTATTTGACTATTTTAGATTTACTCCAATAAAAAAGGGCAAAGAAGCGATAGATTCCAACATCGTGAACAAATTGACTTTCGGAGTAGAATGCGGACATCCATTTGGTGGTGATTTCATGTATGAAATTTTCACCGGAAGAAGTGGATATTCGGTTGAATTCCACTGCAAAAATGAGCAAGAAGTGTTAAAAGTAATTACACAGCTTGCCAAAGAACTTCAAAAATGGTTTTTGTTACTTGACATAGGATGCAGTGTCATAAAATGTGCTGCTCCAAATAAAGTTTTTCAACTTCTAGCATATACTAAAAAAATTCTTACAGACAACTCTTTATTAGAAGCAAAAGATACGGATATTCTCTATCGTGATAAAACTGGTGAATATATGGTAGGAAGTCTTGCTTTTAATACGATTTTTTCAAGAATAGAGCCTGGTAGTGAAAAAGATTTTTTCGAGGAACACAGATATCGTTCTAATGATTTCTTTATTCTTTCCAGAACAGCAATCGCTTTAGGACTTCTTCCATTAGAAGATTCTGATGGAAAAGACCTTATTATCGGAGTTGATAATGAAGAGGCAAAAGAAGCTTTATTGGGTGAACATGCATTTGAGTTAAAGCTTGGAAAGAATGACTGGGTAGAGTATTCATTTACTCTGACAGATAACATTATCAAAGTTATAAATTATGAAAAAATGTCAAAGTTATATGACTTTGATATCATCTAACATAAAGGAGAAATACCATGGCAAGAGGCACGATGTACGAATTACAGAGAGAAAAAGATTTTTTAAATCAATTACAGGAAGAAGAATTATATGAGCATCTTCCAGATATTGCAGAGTTTGTGAAAACAGAAAAAAATAAAGAAGGCGCAGTATGTATTCTTTTAGAAGAAATGCAGGAACTGGGAGCTGTTGTTGGAAAAGAAGATGACATCCCTTATATCATTTTTACAAAAGAGTGCAAAGAAAATTATTTCCGGGATCGTTTTGCGAAGGTAAAAAAAATGGTTGCCGATATGGATCTGGATGAGTTTTCCAACAGTGATCTTTTTACTTTAAGAGATACTATCCAGAATAACTGGGGCGATATGGCTTATGAAGATTCCATGATACCATTTGATCAGTTTATCCGGACAGCCATCCCCGATACAAAATATTACATCGGAAACATCATTCATCTGCATTAGAAGGAGAAAAAAATATGAAATGGTTATTAAAGATCTCTTATTCCTGGGGCGATGAAGAACCTTATCAAGAGTTTAACAGTTTTGAAGAAGCATGGGACACCGCTAAAAAATATGCTTGCAATGAAGCAGAAATAGCATCCATTGAAGCTAATGATGAAACCTGTGAAATAGGAATTACATTTGAAAAAGAGGAAGATCGCGGACGAATTAGTTTGCATTACACATATGATAACAGCTATTGTTATTACGATGTGTTGCCTCAAGAAGTTACAGATACGGATTGTATTAGACAATCAGAGAAAGCAGATGCGATCAAAATATCTATGGAAGGAGGTTCTCTCGCAATGGCGAATCCATCCTAAAAATTTTGTTTTCAGCAAGAAACCGTCCCATTGGGGCGGTTTTTTTGAACAAAAAAAATCATAATCCTACATATTAGAGATATAAAATTTTCAAACATGGAGGAAAAATAAATGAACACAATGAAAGAAAAAAAATTTGTGAAAGTTATCTACAAAGAATGTCCAATGTGCAGGCAGGAAACGTATCTACGCTTAACAAAAGAACAGATGGAACAATGTACGAAGTATACTTGTTGTGGCGGATTAATACAAGATGTGTTGCCAAGTTTAGATAAATTTGGGAGAGAGTTCGTTAAAATGGGGTACTGTCCTTCTTGCCAGGAGATATTATATCAAAGCACATTAAAAGATAAAAGTCCATATTTTTCACGAAGCGAATTAGATGATGACAGAATATATGAATTTTCTAAGGCAACAGAGAATATGAAGCATACTGAAGCTATTTTTTCTAAAGCAGCAGATAAATTGTCTGTACCTGAAAAAGTCATATATTTGTTTGAAATGGATCTGGAGAAAGAATATTATGTAGATAATGATGGAAAAATCAAAAAACTGGATGAAACGGTATAACATTGGTCATGATGCAAAAAGCCCCGTAATAGGGGCTTTTTTTATATAAAAAAAAGCACAGGTATAGCAGTGATAAAAATACACTGTTATATCTGTGCATTTCTGAACACATTTGCACCTATACAAAAAGCACACCTATATCTGTGCATTTATGTCCACAAAAGCTTTACCTAATTATAAAGATAAAAAGAATCGCTATTATATCTGTGTATTTTTAATCACAGCTATATTAGCGATAAAAAAGCATTGCTATATCTGTGCATTTATGGACACAAAAGTTCCACCTAATGATAAAGATAAAATGATATATGAAATATCTGTTTTAGGAAGGAGGGCAGCTTTATAAGAAAAACAAGGGTAGTGAGATGAATTGTAGAGTTCACATAGCGGCAGTAGCGAGCGGAGATATCGGTATCTCCTACTGCCAAGAGGTAAGCACCGCCGGGTTTTGCTCGGCAATCAGCCTTCGCGAGGATACCGGCTGGGGATTAAAACAATTGCATGAAATACGATTCTTTCGTTGAGAAAATGATCGAAAAGGAGATTATAAATATTCCTTCATATTAAGAAAACAAACATGTTTTCAAAATTAAGGAGGATTAAAAATGGCAGGAAGAAAAACTACAAATAAGGAAAAGATAGAAAAAGCAAAAAAGGAATTAGAAACACTGTCTGCTATTCTTGGGAAGATATTAGATGATACAATGACCCAGACAGAAGCAGCGAGAAAACTTGGCATTACACCACAGGAATTTCGAAATGAAACAATAGGAAATTTTACAAACTATGTAAAAAAGAAAAATATCTTAACAGAGGATGATATCCTAGCGTATCTAAAGGATATGGAAACACCGCTTGACCGGGTAGCAAAAGATATGTTTAATATCACAGATAAAAACAAACTGTTGATCATCGAGATCGAGGATCCCGAAGATTTTATACATGTCATGAAAGAAACCCTTACGGAAAAACAATTTTATGTGATGTCTTTGCGGTATGGTTTTGATGAGGAACCGATGACATACCAAAAAATCAGTGAACGTATAGGAACACAAAAAGAATGGGTACGGCAGATCATCAACAAATCTTTGAGAAAACTCCGTCATCCATCCTGTAGCAGAAGATTATTTCCAAATTATCAAAAGTATACAAAAGCGTTACAAACGTATAAAACGACGGAAAGGATTTATCTGACAATAGAGAGCGAGTACATTAATGCTTCCACAGAATGTAAAAGGATGCTGCATAATATCGAACTGGCTAAAACTACACCGGAGTTAAAAGAACAGTTTGAAAAATTGTTTTATCTTGAAGATATCCCAGAGATCCCAGATGAATGGATCGCTTCTTTCCATGACCTGCATATCACATCTGTTTATGATTATCTAAGTGCAGATGAGAATAAAATCAAAGAAATGCAGGATATATGCCCTGGTTTCTCTATTACAGGGATGGAAAAGATCCTTGATGTTAAGCCACCAATCACAAGAAAAGAATTTGTGTGCTGTATGAGATTTCCACTAACAGAAACAGAGATCAGTACAAGGACATTTAATGCATTACGCAGAAGTGGGATCAACACATTGGGGCAGTTAACACAACTGACGGAAAGCGATTTAAAGAAAGTCCGGAACTTAGGACCAAAATGCTATGAAGAGATTAAAGAACTTTTGGGAAAATACAATCTTCAATTATTAGAAAAATAGTATATCTCTTGCCAACCAAAGAAAAGGCTGCTTATGGCAGTCTTTTTCTTGTATGAAATCTAATATTGAAAATGCATCCATATTAAGATTGTAAAAAAATTCAAAAACAAGGAGGATAAAAATGGGAACAAATGAAAGAAGAAACAGGTGTGATACTTTATTGTGGGACAAATTGAAAAAACACAGAGGACATCATATAAGTATTGCTTCTTATGGAGATTGGGATGATCCGGAAAATATCAGTTTGAAATGCGAGGATTGCAATGAGGTCATCTTGGATGCCGAACTGTATACTATCTGTGGAAGAGAAGATGTGTAAAGGAGCAAATATATGCGTATAACGAAAAAAGAAAGAAAAAAGAATGCCAATCAGTTTTACAATATGTTTATGAACGGATCTTGTGATGAAGCAGCTATTGTTGCTCAAAAATGTGTAAGTACAAATCCGAATATAAACAAAGTTCAATTTATGGCTGTGCCATCTTCGGTAAGCTATGGTACTCCAGTTGTTATCGCTGAGTCCAATTTCGGATTAACTGGGTGTTTTGCAGAGTTGTTGCAAAATATTCATCCAGAAATATCGCAGGAAAAAAGTTATTTCGATGATGGATTTAATGATTGGCTGGAAAGAAATTACCATTTTCGGATCACATACAAAGATGGCTTTGTTTTTCTGTTTAGCAGGAGTTTGTGACCAAAAACTTATTTATAAAAAACGTCCGGTTCGGGCGTTTTTTATCCTTTTACGCATCGTGTGCTTGTGGTCAAGTATCGCAGGCAGTTTTTTGCGGAAAAGGAAGTGGCATGGTGGCAAACAGAGCATATAAATTCAGAATGTATCCCAATGATGAACGAGAGAACAACATAAGCTTTCCAAAATGCAGAAAGGTTAAAACAATCGCAATAAACAGAGGCTTAAGGTTGCCAATCAACGAAAAGACTTTCTGCATAAGCAGTCAAGACAGATAACCAATGCTTATGATTGAGTAAGGATAGTTAATGTGTTATAATTTAGAAAACATTTGAAAGGGGGATACTATGAAAAAATTTGATACATATATGGTTAACAAAATTTTTACAGTACCGTATTTGGATAGAATGATAAGCGAAGATAGTATTCCCGACTCTTTTTTTGAGTACGTAAGGAGATATGTAAAAACGGATGATGCAACGATTGGTGAAGCAATAAGCGAAATATATCATTTCATGAATTATGAATATAGAAATGAGTATTATTATAAAAATACAATACTTAACCAGTTGCTTATAAAAAAACATGATTTGTATAATACAGCTGCACTTACTGAATTGCCTATTGGTAATTCAAAAGCAGATTTTATTATGATTAATGATCGTGGAGTAGTATACGAAATAAAAACAGATTTAGATAATCTAATTCGATTAGAGAATCAGCTAAAAGATTATTATAAAGTATTTAGTTATATTTATGTTGTGGTTGGAAATAAACAATTACCACATGTAAAAGAATTTTTAAAAGATCAAAAAGTTGGAATATATGAACTAACTGCAAGTGGAAGACTGATTTGTAGAAAAAAAGCTTTTTATAATAGAGATAATCTGTCATATGAAGCAATGTTCCAAGTGTTACGTAAAGCGGAATTTGAATCTATTATATTGAAACATTTTCATAAGTTACCAGAGGTTAATAGCTTTCAATATTATAGAGAATGTAAAAAATGGTTGGAGCGTATAAATATTGTTACATTGCAAAAAGATGTGATGAAATGTTTAAAAGCAAGAACATTGATGTTGATAGAGAATAAATTAGAAGAAAAGGTTCCGTATGAATTAAGGTTTTATGCATACTTTTCAAAAAAAATCGGCACTAATTATCAAGACATAGATAAATTATGGAATGCAAGAATAGAGAGATAGGGTATGTATTTTCCATTTTTCAACAACTAAATTTTTCTTATAAAAACGCTCCTCTTCTAAAAAATGATATATATGAAATATCTGTTTTAGGAAGGAGGGTAGTTTTATAAGAAAAACAAGGATTCTCCTATCCTCTAAATGAAATGTAGGTAGCGAGATGAATTGTAGAGTTAACATAGCGGCAGTA